TACTATCTTTCTTTGATCTGGATATGCCTTTTTTCTTTCTGGCATTAATATTGGCGTATAAACCTTTACTTGCCATATTTCTTTTTAGTCATCGTCATTTTCTGACCTGACTTCTTCGCATCTTTCTTTGCAGCAGCCATTCCTTTAGCTGTGTAAGGGTATTCTTTTTTTCCTACTTTAGGCATTTTATTCTCCTTTGTATTATAGTGTTGCAACACTAACGCTTTATGTCTTAACCAGACGAGTTTAGCTTATATCAGCTCTTACCTAGCGTCAATAAAAACTTTATTGTTTAAAAAAATATATACAATGCACACTAAATGTGGCTTGACATCATACCAGTTGTGTGGTTTTAGCACTAGATTTCTATAAGATATTAATTATATCAGCTGTATGAATAAACTAATCAAAGCGTTTGTTAATTTCTTTGAAGATCCAGATCGTGATGTTAAAGAATTTTTGCAAACAGAATACAAAGAAGGCTGGTACTGGGCTTATACCTATTACAAAGAAAGAGGTACTTTCCCTTCATCTCTCTCAATAAGAGTCTGATCCTAAGAATACTTCGTGTTCATCAGGCTCTGAGAGCCTTTTTTTCCTTAAAAATATATTCTTATTGATCCATATACGAAGGATCCACTTTCCAGTGGTCCGCACAAACGAAATAATAGTTCCCATGTTCTCCTTTTAAGGCAATAGTCCCCCACTGTTGGCAGACATAACACACCTTATGCTTTATCTGTTCTTCTCTTGTCCAGTTTAGTATCTGTGTTTGGTTGTAGAGCTTTTTGGGACTCTGTTGTTTGTTTGACATCTCTCTCTCCGTACACATACAGTTTTTTAACCCCCCACCCCCTGTTTGTTAGGAGAGATCTATATTCACTTTAATCTCACCGTCTATCTGGTGAGATACTCTATCTGGGGTGCGTAGTCCTACTCTGTCTAGTATATCTTTACTAGCTTCGAGTTGCACATACTCACTGCGTGCGTTGTTGCTTAAATGGACTAACTTGTGTGATGCAGTCACCGCTCCCAGTCCTATAGTTCGTGCCACTTGATCCATCATGTACTGCTGTACCTTGGGGATTCGTAGTGTACGACTAGCAGCTACTCTGCCTCCGTCTTTTGTTGAATATCCAGCCTTAGTGGCTGCTTCTCTGATGCTGCAACCCTCAGCTACGATAGTATCTACTAACGTCTTTTGCTTGGCTGTCAGCCCATACTTGTTGTTGGATAACTCGTTGCCCACCTCTTGTTAGATATAGACTCTGTTTTCCCTTGTCAAGACAATTATAGTAATAATCTATTACTTTACTGTTATGTCGCTCCAATGTCCTACTCCACCAGCTAGATCTTCATCACTCAATGATAAATACACTTCGTGTCCGCTCGACAGGCTCGCTATTTATCATATTCGTTCTATCAGATCTCTGTCTGGTTTCGTGTAGGACAAAGTCGCTTATCTCTCTCCCCCCTCTCCCCCCTCAAGGGGGGTAACATTGACTCTCAGTCAGCTGGCTCGGCAAGGGCTTGTTGACCCCAACTGCACCCTAGAGCTACGCACCTATTCATTTGCCTCGCTGTAGCTGCCTGAGAGAATCTCTCTCTGATTTGTATCACTCCACAGGTCTAATTTGTCATTAGCATTCTCTAGCTACTTGTAGTCAGTCAGTTATCGTGTTTTCATGTAATATTACCACTTATTTCTTGAGTCTCTGCGTGTTTGATCTCGCACCCGCTCGCTTGTCGCTAACGCTCCTGATTCGCTTCGCTATTCGCTATCGCTGTGAGAGATCAAATACTCGATCCTCAGAAAGGTAATATAACTATGAAAACTAACGATAAACTAACTAACATACAAGCACGCAAGAGAGATGCAGTAATGACTGCATTAGCTGTGGAGTACAAACCAGAGATCGAATTTGACGATTTATTCAATGTTGAAGTCGATCTTAGTTCAGCTATCGCTAGAACTGACTATCGTATCAAAAGTTTGCAAAGCAAACTTGACGAAGTCAGTCAGCGATTAGCTAAACTAGCTGACGCTAATGGCTCTAGAATCAACACTGAAAAGGCTTTTATGCAAAGCCTCGAAGTTTTGGGAAATCAACTCCAAAGATTAGACGACTTAAAAGCTAAGTACACTCACTCTTTGGAACTATTGACTATTAAGCGTTCAGCTCTTGTTGATTTCTTTGCCAAAACTATCGGCAAAGCCTATGTGCCTTACTCAAGCAAGGCACGCCCAGCTGAAAAATCAGCTGAGCAACGCCAGTTGGCACTTCAGTGGTTACAACAAAATGGCTACAAGTTAGATCCTGTTATTAAATAGTTTCTAGCTATCAAAGTTTACTTAGATATCTGGGTTTAATCAGCCCAGATATCCCTTGAATTAAGTATGGTGGGGTTTCCCAAAAAAAACTGGCTCACTCCGTTCGCCAAAGAAAGAACCGAATGAGCTTTCAAAGAAAGGAAGTAAAATGGAATATACTGTACTAACTAAACAACAACATGAGGAACTATGTGATCTTGGTGGAACTTATAGTGATTTATACAAAGATCTATATGGTATGCGACCTCGTGGTGTTTATCCTTCAACAGTAGAAGAATACAAGAAGGAAATCAAAAAAGTAAGTGAAGCATTACGAATGGAAATACAACAAGAAAGACAAAGAAAAGAGAGGATTAAAAACAGAAAACCATTTGTAAGTAGACCAATAAACAATCCATTTAAACTATTTTATGAAAGGAGTAAATAATGGAGATTTTATTTGAACTATCAGTAGGAGCATGGTTTGGAACAGCTGTGGCAATCCTAGAACTAAACGTAATCAATCCAATACTAGAGAGAGATTATATGTTTATTAAATTAATGGAAGATATGCAAATCAGAAATGAAATGCATTGGGTTCACGAGGAAGGAGAACTAAATGATTACATTTAAAGCAATCAATAAATATAGCGTTATTTACAATGGTAAAACAATAGACTATTATAAATTGACGTTTTTAAACGGAGATTTCAAGATCTTAACAGAAGAAGATTTTGATTTAATAAAACAGGAGATGATGTGTGATGACAAAAGTAATATGTCCCGAATGTAATGGCGAATGTTATATTGATGACGAGCCATGTCTAACATGTGAAGCTGGATTTATGGAAGAAGTAAGTCCAGAAGATTACAACACTTCCGAAACGGATCAATTCATACTGAAAGGAGTAAAAGAAAATGATCTCATCTATCGCTAGGCTATCAGGCAAAGTAATCAGGTCTGTAGCAACAACCGAAGCATTTAAATATGCTAAAGGCAGAGCTGTATGGTATTACCATTTAGCTCTTAATCCAGAGTTCTCAAATACAATGACGAACTTATACAAGTATAATCGAGTCGAGAGAGAACTTAATCGTGATCGCTTTGATCGCACCGAAAAAAGAGTATTTCATATATCACCAGAAGGTCATGTATATGATGCTCGTACAGGTGCTATCATAGGCAATATTGATGATCCGAAAGGTAATCAATATGAACAACAACAGAAAGGAAACATTGATGCAACAGTCGCAGTTTAATGAAGAATTGTTAAAGTTGATATCTCATTTACAAGATAAAGTTCATAAATTGTATATGGTTAATCTAGAGTTAATAAAAGCATTGAAAGAAAATGATTTATTATCTCCTCAAGAACGTATGCATTTATTAGAACTACAATCACTTGACGAGAAAGGAAAGGAAAATGGGAAAAGTAAAACAACTTAATCAAGACATTATAGATGATTTAGAAATGCGTTCATTATCTATTGGTGAACGCATGATGTACTTAACTAGTGCAATCATCAATATAGAAATATTGATTAAGCCAGAACACAAGTATAACAAAACCGAATTGTTAATACTTAATGGTATATTAAAACAGCTTAGATCTTTACGAGATACTGATCGACAAACCGAAGATCATATTGATGAAGAATTAAGTCGTCTTAAAACTGTTGGAATAGAAGATTTATAGAGATTTATCTAGTGGGGGATATTCTCCCCCACCAGAACAGAAGGACTTAATGTGTGATTAGAAAGGAATATATATGATAACCACAGAAAGTAAACTGCACATAGCAGAAAACTGTAACATTGTCCCCAATATTCGTGAAATTTATTACCACGATTTACAGAATGGCGATTGGGAACAAATACCAGACAAGAAAGCATTGTTCAATGATGATAAATATATCGCTACTATGAGCAACGCATCAGCCGAAAACCTCAGGACTTATCCTGACTTTGTCAATATGTTGAATCAAGGTCTTATGGAATCTAATTCATTAGATCTAGACAATGTAGAAGTACAAGATGATATCATTGATAATGGTGGTAAATTCAGTCGTTTAATTACATTTCATGGTACGACTACTACCTTTGGCAAAGATACATTGAAGCTCCGATTATGGGCATGGACTGCCTACAATTTACGTTGGGCTGAACAATTTATTTTCGGTCCAATCATTGTCTATTGTCTTAATGGTTGTATGAGAGCCGACTGGAAGATCAAAGGTATGTCTAAAAAGAATTGGAATACCAAGACTTCTATCGGTGCTTCTGATATATCCAGAGCTTTAGACTCTTTCAATCAATTCCCAGAATGGTTTGAAACAATGGCTAGAAAACAGATCAAACAAGAAAATGTAAGATATTTGTTTGAGAATACACTAGCTCAAATAGATGATCCTATCCACCCTAGAGTGTCGGATTATGCTATGTCAGAACTATCTACTCATTGGGAAACTTACAAACGTAGATATGGTGTAAACATGTATGCTGTTTATCAAACTGCGACACACTGGGCTACACACCCAGAAGGTCGTGGACAGCCTATGAATAAGTTTAGATCACGATCTGACAAAGTAGCATCTATGTTGCAATCACAAGATTGGAACACTTTACTTGCTGCTTAAATTATTATATCAATTCCTTATGGACTATGCCTTAGGCAAAAAATTCTATAAGGAAATTATACCCCAGTTTGTTGCGGCTCGTGAAAAGCTGGGGTATACTCAAGCAACAGTAGATGAAATACTGGGTGTAGCTCGAGGTCTTGTTTCCAAATGGGAAGTAGGCATACGCAAACCGAGTGGTTATCTTTTCTGTTGCTGGGCAGATGCATTAGGCTGCCAGATAACATTAACCGAAAGGAAAGACCATGAGGATAATATACTATCAAGATAAACTATTACTTAGTTTAACTAAATCAGAAATAGATGAAGCATATCATGCTAAAGGTAGACCAATAGAATTACCTATTGGAAACTTACTACCTTTACACAAAGATATTAATGATTCTATTAATCAATATGTAAAGGATATACATTTCTATAGTACAGATAATAATTATATTAAGAAGGAGAACTAATATGTACGATAATGATTATTGTGATGAAGATAGAAGTAAAAATATTAATTTATTTGAACATGCAGAAAGTCTGCCAATCTTCAACAAAGGCAGCTATCCAGCTTTAATTGGTAAACTAAGAAAAGCTGCTGCTGCTTATTTAATATATGCAGAGATTTCTAAGATAAATAACTCTATTAAAACTATTAAAAATTTAGTTGATAAGTATGAGTTTTCAGATGATTTCTGTAATATTGATGAGCTTAAAGGTTTCAACGATCACTATCCATTTAATAAACCTATTCGTGAAATGACTATTAATTGGTGTGATCTAACTGATTCTGAAAAGGAAGAAGCTAAACAAGAAGATGAAAACACTAAATGATATACTAGGAAAATATAAACGAACAGTATTAAAAGAAGAAGATAAATCTGTTAGCCCAATGACTGCTAAGCAGATGAAACGAAATATAATACTTAAAGCTGCTAAGAAATATTTTACTTATGAACAGTACAGAGGATTTGAATATTTATATAATTCTCAAAGAGTATTAGATAATAGAAAAGTTTATCATGTAGCAGAAATGCTATATAATAAATACAGAAAGGAACTTAATGAATGGCAACTAAAAAAAGAAAAGACCAGATCGAAATTCCAGCAGATAAGATCCAAGTAAGTTTTGGTGGCACAGATGCTATCAAAATAGTCAAGGGTGAATGGAAAGATATTTGGTTATTAAAAACAGGTAGAGCAGAACCTGATGATTTATCTAATGTATTACCAGTTCAAATGGGTATTCATACCGAATCATTTAACATTGATTGGTTTGAAAAACAAACTGGTTTTGAAGTAACAAACAATAACAAAGTGTATAAAAATGAAGATATAGAATTTTTACACGCAACAGTAGACGGAATAATACATAAACAACAAGCTATATTCGAAGCTAAACATGTTAGTCCGTTTAGTGCAAAAGATGTGATTGATAGATATTATCCACAGTTACAACATTACATGTTAGTAACAGGATTAAAGAAAGCATATCTATCTGTGTTGATAGGTAATCTACAACACAAAATATACGAGGTTGATGCTGATATAGAGTTTATTCATAGACTTTTATATGCTGAAACACATTTGTGGGCTTATGTTCAATCTGATGTTCAGCCACCAGACTATGTAGACTTTGATGCATTTACAAAACAGAAGGAGAAAATCAATGGATTATCAGAACAAATCACAATATCCATACCAAGCTGGTTACAAGGCTCGATCAACTAGCAAAGAAGCAGCTGATAAAATCAATATGAAATATCCAAGACAGCGATATGCTATTGAAGATGTATTTAAATTTGGTCCAATGAATACATATACAGCTGATGAAGTAGCAGACCAAATAAAACAAAACTTAATTAGTGTGAGAGCAAGAATAACAGAGCTATCACTATTAGGTGTATTAGAAGATTCTGGTGAACGAAGAAAAAACAAGAATAACAGAAATGTTATAGCTTGGATTCACAAGGATAAATTAACTAAAAAGAAGGAGTTATATTTTAAATGAGTGATAACAAACGTATCTGGGACAGTTTCAAACATACTGATCCTAAATTTACCAAATCATTTAATAAGTTTGGTAGAGATTTAACTACAACTGATCCAATGTATCAGGTTATGAAAATGACCGATCAGTTTGGTCCAGTCGGTCAAGGTTGGACATACGAAGTATCTTACAATTATACAGATAAGAATGTATTTGCCGAACTAAAAATAGGTTGGCGTGAAGATACTGACAAAGACTTTAACTGGTATGGTCCAGTATCAGCAGTTAATCCTTTGTATAATACCAAAGGTACACTAGATGATGAAGCACCGAAGAAAGCTATGACAGATGCTATGACTAAAGCTATGTCGCATCTAGGTATGGCAGCTGATGTATTTCTAGGTTTATTTGACAGCAATAAATATGTTGAACAAATGAAGCAGAAGTTTGCAACAGCAAATGAATCTAAAGTAAAGGAACTAAAGGTAGCTAAGTAATGCCTAGAAAAATAGTAAGAAACCATAAGTATTTTTATGGGAAAAACATAACTAATATTTCTATGACACCTGATAACAATATGTTTCAAATACATTATCAAGAAGGTGATAAAGAAATTAAAGTTAGATTTAATGCTTGGGATTTAGTTGGTGGTATAGTTAAAACATTAAAGAAATCTAATTTTGAATTAGATAGAAAACAATGGGGTTACTATAGATTAGATAGAGATCAAGTAGATAAATTAATCGGAAGGAAACTATATACATGATTAAAAGTAAATTAGAAAGCTGGGGATCTGATATTGTTACAGAATCTCTAGAAGAATATTATGAAGGTTATGACCATTTAGAAGTATGCCATAGTGTATTTCATGGTATACCAAAATGGAAACGATATACAATAATGTTTCTATTAGGTAGAGAATGGTTAGACGAAGAAGTTGATTTAGCAGTCAGAGATAGAACTGATGAGCTATGTCAAGATCAAGTAGAACGTAGAATGGAAGGAGCATATTAATGAACTCATACGGAATACATACTAGACTAGCTAATGAAAAACCTAAACCTAATTGTAGAGGTCAATGGTATTTGAATACTTCAGTACCCCAAGAACTATTTATGGAAGTAAAGGAGTATTGTAGTAAACATAATATTAGCCAGTCTAAATTAATTAGAACTTTAATAATTAATTACATGGCTGATTTAGAAGCAAGGGAGCAAAACTAATGACAATCAATAAAGTAATACTAGTAGGTAATCTAGGTAATGATCCTGAGATTAAAATTTCTAGTAAAGAAAAAAAGTTCGCTAAACTATCTGTGGCAACACATGAGAAGTATAATAATGTTAAAGGCGAACTAACAGAAAAAACACAATGGCATAATGTTGTTGTGTTCGATCCTCGTATAGCTGAAACAGTAGAGAAGCATTACAAGAAAGGTATGCAAGTCTATGTTGAAGGTCAGCTAGAAACTCGTAAGTACGAACACAATGGTGAAACTAAATACACAACAGAAGTTGTTGTGCCAATGTATAATGGTGATCTTAAGATTGTAGGTAGAAAAGAATCAAATGCATCTAGTTCTTCTAAAGATGTAATTGATGATGACAATTCTTCTGACATTCCATTTTAAAGTTTTGTACTCTATTAATACTCTTACTGGTAGAATGTAGATTTTACCTTTCGTCTACATTTGAGTTGAGTACAACAGGGGTAGATTCACCCTCCGCATCTACCCCTAAAAGTTTTGTCATATATCCGCATAGCTATAATGAGATATTGTGATTATGACAAATGAGTCTGGGTAGTACTCAGGAAAAAATAAAGAACTAAGATGTTTTGAGGTGGGGAGCTAGACCTAACCAATAGATCATTCTATGGTATCTCCTAAAACTACCCTTTTTTATCCATACAAAAAGAAATTATATACCGAAGGCAATCATACAGGGAGATGTTTAAATACCCCCTGTATGCTCGTTTAAACCCTATTTTTTCCAGTTCTCAGCTATCTTTTCTCCTGATCTTCCAGCTATATACCCTCCAACACCGATTGTTAGAAGATTCCACATAGGATCAGGAATTGACAGCTCGACTGACGTACCGAATATAACATTAGCGAATGGCATCAAGATGTAATTATTAAAAATTACAATGATACAGATCCACATCAGGGCTGGTCGCCATGTTGCAGTAAGCCAGTGTTTGCTACCAGCTTCTGTTTTAATAATAGAAGCAGCTGCTTGTAGTTCCTTATTGTCATTGTTTAGGAGTTGTTGTGAAATTTCAGACTTCAATCTTTCTTTCAGATCTTTATCCTCTACTGACTTATCAACTACACCTAATGCAATCTTGGCAATAGGACCTATAGCACCTAATAGATTAAGCATTAAAATATTAATCCATAGATTACTAATACAACAACACAGCAGATAAATATCTTCGCATTATTGTTTAGTATGTTCCACTTGTTCTTCAAGCTCGACATCATATTCTTCATCATATCCATCATCTTCTTCTCCTTCCAGACCGAGTGCAATTTCTACTCGCTCTAATCTTTTCATTATATCGTCTAATATATCATCAAAGTCCATATTATCTCCTTATAGATATATATTATTATCCCATGATCCATTGTTCTTTAGAACCATAGGAACGAGGTAGGGTACACCATGTGTTATTACTCCACAAGATAATATTGGCTTGGCTAAGTTCACTTTCATATATGCCATAGCTAATGATTTCTTGTCTATTAAACAACCTAGTGTCATACCCCAGTTTAAATGAAAGTCATTACCCACATATTTGACTTCTGAAACTGTGTGAAAATGACCTTGTACGCAGCTCATAGATGTTTCTCTACAAGCCTTGGCTATGTCTTTGCAAAACTGATGAGCAAAAACAATTCTTCCTTTGCTAGTTTCTAGCATATGTCTTTCAGTCCATCTCCAACCAGAACCTACATCTAGTATCTCATTATAATCTTTAATAAACCATTTAGACATACCTTTAGCCATAGCTCTACGAAGTACCATAGATCCATGATTACTTTCTAATAAAGTCATCTTAGGAAAGATCTTCTCTAATTGTTTGCAGAGAGATTGACCAGCCAATAGTTCATCAGCTGGGCTAGGTAGATCAGGGTTTATAACATGAGATACATTAATACTGTGCCAATCCATTTCATCTCCTATATGAATAACAGTATCGGGCTTGTAGGTTTTCTTAAGTTTCTCTAAGAACCTAAATGTATCTGGGTGGTGATAGGGAAAGTGTGTATCTGAAACGCAAAGAATCTTGTCATGTTTCATTTATATCTTTTGTAGTACAAAAGCCTGTTACATACAAGTCTGTATTTGCTGATTTAAATGTTTTAGCAAAGTAATCTATATAATCTAAACACTCAGGCACAGAACTGAATGATACTTCATATACTGGTATTGCTTCGCAAGTTTTATCTAAGGGTAATGATACTGCCTGTATACAGGCTAGGATAATTGCATAGATGTTCAAAACATCTTTAAAGTTATAGCAAATATCCAGCCCAGTAAATTAGAAAATACGAGAAATAAAGAGCTATAAATAACCTTTTTAATAGAGCTTATATCTTTCTCTATATGATATAAATGATTGTTTTGGATAGTGTTTAAACGCTCAGAAATAACTGCAACCTCTTTATCGAGTTTAGCAAGTTTTTCTGTATCGTTTGTCATGCGGCTTCACTAGGTCTTTTTTTATATTTCAGTTCAATAATCTCTTGATTTTTTTGAGAGAGCAACGCACATTTTTCTTCATATTTATCTAATAACATATGATAAGTTTGTTTAATTTCGTTGTATTCTTTCTGCAAAGAATGGGCTTCTGATTCAGTCATGTTTTTTCCTCTCTGTAAGTAATGTTGATGAGCGTTGAAACTATTATTTTCTAACATTCTGTCAATTTATATTTTGAATTGTGCATAATCAATTATTTTGATAGAGAATCTTGCTCTAATAACCACATCAATCTATCGAGTTGTCTATCCATCTCATCATACTTATGGTGCATCTGCATTATCTTTTGCATATCCTTTTCATTACTAGCAACACGACTATCGAGTTTACTAATAAACCATACAAGCGATACCGATTGCACTGCTATCGCCATGATGATGCCTATGGTTTTACTGTCTAAGTTCATTAGACACTCTGTTGTTCAGCTAGAAACGCAGTCCAAGCATCTTTAACTGCTTGTGTCCAAACAGCATTACATACTGCCTGTACTTCTGCATCTTCGCCTGTAATATCTTGGTCTGGGTGAACTACTTTTCTGTGTCTGCTTCTTGATAACTCTACGCCATCTTCTTTGATGACTGTATCAGTAGCAATTTGCACAGCTTTGTATTCGCCTACCACTTCTATTTTAGCGATAGTTGTTTCTTTTGTTATTGCCATTGTTTTACTCCTTTATGCATTTGTTCTATATATTATTGTTCCATCAATCCTTGCATTAGCATTATGAACTACTGTATAGGGTGCATTAGATGTTGATGTTATGCCAGAACTATCTGTTAAAAACATTAGGTCTGCAACTGTAGCGTCTATTCCCAAGTTCCAAAGAAGTTGAGTAGCATCAATATTTACATTTAAATTATTAGAAATTCCTATTGAACCATGACCAGCTGGAATTACTGCTCCTGTTACAGGTAAAAAAGGTAAATTACCTAATCTAAAAGTACCACTTCCACCGCTTGGTGCTGTTGCTGAAGCTGCACATAAAAAATGACAAATGACAGTCTGTCCTATTTTTGTATAACGACCTTGTTGTCCAGTGGCAGCATATGTTATTGTGTAATCACCACCACTTGATGTGAAAACTGGTGTCCAAGTACCTTCCTCATAATCATCTAAGGCATTGGCACTACCTGTACCACCGAGATAGATGTTGCCATTAACTACTAAATCACCATTTCCTGCACTTCCTGTAGTTGTTGTACCTAACATCATACAACCTGCACCATCAATATAAACTTGTTGGTTATCACCTGCTCTGAAAACCATTCTATCGTTGTTATGTTGATATGAAATGTAACCAACATTACTATCATCTTGGTCACCAAATTGTAGACTACCACCACCTGCTCTATCAGAACGAATTGTTATTGATGGTGTTTGTGATAAATTGGCAACTTCTAAATATGTTCCACCAAACCCTAAGTCAGGTGTTGTAGTTCCAATCCCCACATTACCATTACTATCTATACGCATTGCTTCTGCTAAAGTTCCTGCACCTCTTGTCCAAAATGACATAAAGGAACTTCTATTACCTGAAGTAGTAAAATCTAATTCTTTTCCAGTTACTATATAACTAGCATCATAGCCACCAAATCTTCCTTGCATTCTGACAGTTTCGTCTGTACTTCCTGCTGTAGTAAAAGAATTTTCTATTAAAAATTCAGCATTTCCTGCATCAGCACTTTTAGAAATATGAAGTTCTGCACTAGGACTACTTGTGCCAATGCCTACTTGACCAGAACTATCTATAGTAACTGCAGTACTAGTCGCATTATCATCAATACCAGTAGATGAGAAATTGGTTTGTGGTGTATTAGCTTTATCTCTTGTCTTACTCATTACTTACTCTTTGCTTTTTTTTCTTCTTCTTTAGATAATTCTTCTTTCAATATGGCATTATAATGTTGAGCCAAGACATTTATCTGGTCTTGTTCCATAGCAATTTGATTGTTTTTATTCATGATGTTTTGTAACTGTATAAAAGCTACCTTGCCTTTATCACTGAGTTTATTTTCATCATATTCTTTACCTTCAAATGTGAACATTACCACTCCTTTGTCATTGATGTTGTTTCTGGATTTTTTTGTGCTTCAATCTGTGCTGATAATTTTGATTGCATATCTTCCACAGGTTGATTTTCAGTCACACACATAATTGCGTGTTCTTGTGTCATTTCATCAAAATCCATTCCTTCTGAACCTGCACAGCTTCCGTACATAGATGCTGAATAATCACCATCTGTTGCAGTGTATCGCCAGTGGATTGTCTTTACTTCATTTAAAGAATTAACTTCAAAGTTGGGGAAAGACCATTCGTATGTTATTGCCATCTTTTATTCTCCTTTGTTTAACAATGTAATGAACAAGGCACAATATATGAGCCATCGTCATAAGTTTCTATTTTAATTGTTGATAATACTTT